GCGCGTGGCGGAATGTAAAGACGCTGGGCCGGGTAATCCCAAGCCTTCATCTGGTGAAATGCTTCCCGGAGATGATGGATGAAGATGCTCTAAAATGCAGGTTCAAATCCTGCCGCGCTCAACGCTTGCTGGTAGCAGTGCTAAACCAGATAGTGATGCCATCACGAATTCTGCTCGAATAGAGCTATGGCAAGACAACCCGCTTGTTCACGCAGGCGGGTTGTTCTTTTTCCGTAAGGTTGAGGTTGTAAATCACACAGCCGCATGTTAATGTTGAAATCTACTCCTATGAGCAAACTCAAAGCAAAAACGCCCGATAAAGTCGAGCCATCCAAACCCAAAATTCTCATCTTCGGCGCATCAGGCGTCGGCAAAACATGGTTCAGCTTGGACTTCCCAAGTTGCTACTACATCGACACGGAGGGCGGTGCTGCTCGTTCTCATTACATGGACAAGCTGACCAAGTCTGGCGGCATGATTATGGGGCCGGAAGATGGTTCCCTTGATGGCGAGACTGTCATCTCGCAGTTCCAAGCACTCGCCACGGAAAAGCATGGATTCAAAACCGTTGTCGTGGATTCCATCACCAAGCTGTTCAACACGCTTGTCGCCAACGAACAGGAACGCCTTGGAGATAAAGACGCTTTTGGTGCCTCGAAGAAACCCGCTGTGGCCTTCATGCGCCGTCTGATGAACTGGATTCATCGCCTGCCGATGAACGTCGTCCTGATCTGCCATGAAAAGGAAGAATGGGGCGTGGATGGGCAAGGCAACCGCACTCAGGTTGGAACCACCTTCGACTGCTGGGACAAAGTTCAATACGAATTGGACCTCTCCATTCAGGTGCTCAAGCAAGGCCAGTCCCGCGTTGGTTTGATCCGCAAATCCCGCCTTCAAGGCTTTCCTGACCGCGAACGCTTCCAACTTGATTACAGCGAGTTCGCTCTTCGCTACGGCAAAGATGTGATCGACGCTGAAAGCAAAGTCATCACCCTCGCCACGCCCGAACAGGTGGCCGAAATCGTCCGCCTTTCCGACCTCCTCAAGATGAGCGAGGAAGAAAAACAGAAATGGCTTACAAGGGCTTCTGCTTCTGACTGGAGCGAGCTTGACACCGACCAAGCTAGCAAGGCCATCAAAGCCCTCCTCGCCAAGATCACCCCCAACAAATAAACCAAACACAAGCCATGCGCTTCACACCCAAAACACAAGAAGAACTCGACTTTGAAAACCTCCTTCCCAAAGGAGAATACGACTTCGAGGTCGTTAAAGCCGAAGATGCCGTATCCAAAAAAGGCAACGAGATGATTAAGGTCAACCTGAAGGTCTTCCACGGCGAAGGCTTCCAGTTCGTCACCGACTACCTGATGGAGGCAATGGCCTACAAACTGCGCCATTTCTTCGAGACTGTCGGCATGATCGACGCCTACAATGCTGGCTCTGTGCAATCCGCAGACCTCGTTGGGGCATGCGGCAAGGTCCGCATCGACATCGAGCCTGCATCTGGTGAATATGCCGCCAAGAACACTGTGAAAGACTACGGCTCGAAGGCTGCGAAGAAAGATGCCGCAAAATCTGCTTTTATCAGGCAGGCTGAAGAAGAATCTGATAAGGACGGAAGAATTCCGTTCTAGACCACACAACAACCGAGGGGCGCGACTCGACAACGCGCAAAACTCAGCTTACAGTTACCTATATGACCTCCGACGAAATCGACCTCATCAACAAAATTGCCTCCGATTGTTACCAGAACGCCAAACGTAAAGGCTTTCACGACAGCGATGGAGACAAAGACAACGTGGAACTCATGGCTGCATGGACGGCCAACCTCCACGGCGAAATCTCCGAGCTTTGGGAAGCAGCTCGCAAAGGCCATCTTAACCAGCCCTGCGACAAAGAAGTTCCCCTCACATGCGCCGAAGAAGAGTTCGCCGACATTGCCATCCGCTGCTTTGACTCAGCCACGGCATTCGGCATCGACCTTGGCCGCGCCATTCACATCAAGATGCAATACAACGCCAGCCGTCCGCACATGCACGGTAAACTTGCCTAACCTTATGACGCTTAAACCAGATCAAACACTTTCATGCCCAGCTTGCGGAGAGGAATTAGACGGACCCGCAAAAGATTTTGTAATTCCGGGTAAATTCGGACCAGAATCATGCGCTTCCGAGCAATGTCCTGAATGTGACGCATGGTTCTCATGCCAGACAAACAAGGATGGGACAATAGACGTTTGCGAAGAATAATATGAAAACGCCAAACCAAAAGAAATGCACCATCGCCGAGATGGTCGAATGGACCGCGCAGATGAACGGCAAGGTCCGCAAAGGTCGCAAAGCCTCCATGATCGCATGGATTCTTGCCAACATTGAGTCTCTCAACAAGCTCCAAAAGCTGCCTTGGTCTTCTCGCAACTGGGCCATGACTGCGATGCGGGATATTGAGCGGATTGGCGTTTATGACACGCTTTCGCTTGTTCCACCTGCTCCACCCATCAACGGTGTCACATCGCCTATTGGCCGCCTGCGTAAGGTCTGCGAAGCCCTTGGCCTGCATCTCAACAAGATTAACGGGCGAACCATCATCACCCGCCAGCAGCTTACAGCCACCACCAAGCCTGTCATGGTGTCCGACCTTCCGGTTGAACGACGCGGCGAGACATCGCCCGAGTTTGGTCTGGAAATCGACATGAACGCGAAACCTACTCAGCTATGCCAATCTCCGAACTAATATCCCAGCTTCAATCCATCCAAGCCACGCACGGCGACGTTCCCGCCGAGGTCAAGCTCCAGTTCCTCGGCTCGCACGCCTGTGGTCTGGTGATCGACCTCCGCTATCGCTCGACTGGCATTGGCAAACCTTTTGTTCAAATCATCGCGCAAGAAAAAGCATGAATACTTTTATTTTAGCCTGCGAATCTTCTGGAAACTGGCCTGCCGCTTTGGTTATCATCGTGACTATTATTTGCGGAACAATCTTTTTACTCAAAGTTTTAAAATGAAACCCGGCTATCATGGCATTCTCAGACTCTTCCCAAACGCCAGTCCTGATCTTCTCGCTCGAAATACCGGGACGCCTGCCGTCGTGGAACGAAGTCCTGTCGATGAACCATTGGCGCAGAAAGAAGTTCAAAGACCAACTGGCGGCAGAGTTCTTGTCCGCGTTGAAAGCGTCCGCAAACGACTCCTCGATGAAGATAATCTGTGCGAGAAGTATCATGTTGACCTACTGCGATACGCTGGAGTCATATCTGGCGACGAAGCGGACAAAACAAAAATTGAGACAAGCCAGCGCAAGGCTCAAAAAGGGGAAGAAGAAAAAATAATCATAATCGTTGAATCATGTTAAACATCAAATGCACGCATGCCATCTCAGATGCGTTGCTCCTTGCTTAATACTGCCGGAGGACTATCAAATGAATTCTATTGTTTGTGAAACAGATTGGCTTCGAGATGTCATCAAAGGCGTTATCGCATTTCGCAAATGCCCCCACTGCGACGGTGATGGCAAAGAAATTCAGTGCTATGACGCGGATGGAAATCCTTGCTTTCCAGATCATAAAGAAGCCACAAGGCATACATGCGAAGTTTGTGATGGTTTAGCATTTATTGAAATTCCATCTTAATAACATGCCCAACACCAAAGCCTCGCCAGCCCACCGCCTAGCGCACCGTCTGGCATCCACGCTGTCAGTCACAAAAGCCGACAAGGAGGAGGTGACGAAAATCCTCATCGACCTGCTGGCCCATCAAATTTCAAGCTACCACCCCATCCACCGGGACTGCATTTGGGACGCCGCCGTTGACGAACTGGATGAGATGGTGGAGATTTTCTCGACAATAGGAGACAAGCAATATGAACGAAACTGAATCCAACTACCCCAAACAACCACCCGTCGATAAAACCGAAAAGGCCATCATGGCCGGAAGCTGCCTCGTCGTAGGCGCGATGGCCCTTGGATGGCTGGCTCTTGGCCTGCTAGTCGTTGTGGCACTGATTAAGTTTGTGGCGGGAGCGTGATCCATGACCAACGAGGCTCAATACCATGCCATACATTCTCTCCGACACGCCATCCATCGTCCGCTGCCTCGTCCGCAAAGAGTTCACGCAGAACCACCTGACCGGCAAAGGGCGATACCTGAAAGCCCACATCCTCGGCGTTCGGTGTCAGGAAGCAGCGAGCCTCCAGTTTCAGGTAAGGTTTGACGAGCCTGATTGCGCCGGAGCCATGTTCTGCCTGCCAATCCAAGCCCTGTGCTGGAAGGAGTGCAAAATGCCGGACGTGGAGCTTATTCAGCCGTGGGATACCTTCTCATCGCACTTCACCGTGCATGAGTTTGGCCTCTGGAAACGCGGTAATGCCCAACTGCTAAACGTGCGTGGCGTCAAAGGATACCCGGCAAGGCTCGCATCTCGCTACCTGTTCACGATTGATTTCGAAGGTAATGCGTTGGCCAACGATTTTGAACAACATAAACAGCTCCATGTCCTTCAGGTTGAGCAGGGATGGTTTGCCGCCGTGCCTAACAACCGAGTGTTGAGCGTGGATGCAGCTTTCCAGAAACCCTGCGAAGAACTGCCCCGTTTCGAGTCCCTTGAGCACCTTTACACGGCTGAATGCCAGATTGGAGAACCCGAATGATCTAACAACCCACCGAATACCATGATTACAAGACCTACACAATGGACCATTATTCCAGATGGAGAGGCCATTTTTCACGAAAGAGCAACAGTCATTACCGTTGAAGACGAAGCCGCAGGTGAGTTTTTGAAAATTCATCAACCTCATGTCAATGAAGATGGAACGATTTTGATTGATCCTGATGAATGGCCTATTCTAAAGCAAGCAATCGACAATGCCATGATTAGCTTGAGAAATTGACAGCGTTTTGTGGCGTTGATTAAGTTTGTGGCTGGAGATTAACCTATATGAAAACACTAGCATTCTGGCATGAATATCCGGGTAGCCAGCCGGAACCTGATAAGCCCATGGAGGTTGATGCCACGGTTATCTTGTGGGCCATCTACTTCTTTTTGATTACAATGGTCGCGACGGGAGGCTTTAGCAGGCGATGAAGCCTCCGGTTTGACAGCGTTTTGCGCTGTGGTATAGGCAAGTAAAGCCGCGTGGAAACGGCTCAACGAGCAATGAAAACCCTAAAGATTAAATCCTGCCCACCTGTCAAGGACGCCGCGCTCGTCGGTTTTCCACCCTTGGCTGCGTGGGCAGGGCCTTTTTAGAGACATGAAGCGTTTTACCGAAACATCAAAATGGAGCAATCCTTGGTTTAGAAAACTGAAGCCGAAGCACAAACTGTTGTGGCAATGGCTCTTGGATCAATGCGATCATGCAGGTGTGATAGAGCCAGATTGGGAGCTTGCCAGTTTCCAAATCGGCGATGAGGTGTCCTTGAAAGACTTGTCTTTTCTGGATGGAAGGGTTGAGCAAATGGGCGACAAACTGCTCATTTGCGGCTTCATTCAATTCCAATACGGCAAGCTATCATCTCAATGCAAGCCTCACATGCCCGTATTCACAGCTCTTGCCAAGCATGGCATAGATGTAGATTATGTTGAGCAAAACCAAAAATTTAAGAACACCTTAACTCCAGAAAAGAGGAAGGAAATCTTGGTCCGCGATGGTGTTGACTTCTGTATTTACTATAACAGAAAACTTCTTGAAGGCGAGACACCAGTTGTCGATCATATCATTCCAAAGGCCTTAAATGGTAAGGCGATACCATCAAATTTGGTTGTTTGCTCATCTACTGCAAACTCTAAAAAGTCAGACAAACCACTCAAGAAGTTCTGCGAAGAGGAGGGATTGAATTTTTTGGAGGTAATTCAAAGGCTTTCAAAGGCTACCGGGAATCCTATCGAAGACTACCTTGGTAGTCTCCAAGAACAAGACAAAGAAAAGGATAAAGACAAAGACAAAGAACAAGACAAGGAAATAGCAAAACCTTCCAAAAACCTTAGCCGTGCCACTCGCGAGGAAATCGACCAGTTCTGTCGCGACAACGGACTCACCCCGCGAGATGCCGAAGCTCTGTGGTCGAAATGGGAGGGCAACGGCTGGATGAACGGCAAGCAGAAAATCAAAAACTGGCAGATGACAATCCGCTCATGGAAAGCTCAGGGCTACATGCCATCGCAAAAGAACCCCCAACCCGGCGACCTGTGGCCCTTGGATGAGCCGGAGGGCGAACAGGTTTACGAGCCTACCCCTTGGGAGAGAATTCAGGCCAAGATCAAGGCTGCTGAAAATGCGCAGCCAGCCCCCTCCGAAGAACCAACGGACATCGAACCTTTGGCGGAAGGAGAACTGTTCTAATGGTCACTCTCACGGAAATCTCGGCTCGCCTCGCCAGCAACCCGCTCAAGGTGGCTCAAATGCTCCTTCCGGCTGGAAAGCTGGAGAACGGGCGCGAATGGGTCTGTGGCGACGTTACCGGCAAACCCGGCGACAGCCTCAAAGTCACCATCACCGGCACCTATGCGGGCCAGTGGCGGGACTGGTCAACGGATTCCGACCACGGCGACCTCATCGACCTCTGGCGTCTCTGCAAGAATGTCACGGCAGCGGAGGCGGTCAAACAGGTCAAGGAATACCTCGGCATTGTGGACGCGGTGAAGATGGAAAAAACCAAGACCTACAAGACTCCACCGGAAATCAATGCCGTCGCCCCGAATCCCAACGGCCAGATGATGCTGTTTCTCAAAAATGAGAGAAAGCTGACCGAAAAGACCATTGCCGCGTATTCCGTGCTAGGATGCCCTCAGAAGAAGGCGATAGTGTTTCCAAGCTATTCACCCTCGGGAACCCTCCTGAACCGTTCTTACCGCACTCTAGGGGCAAATAAACGGGTCTGGCAGGATGCCGAGTGCGCCCCGTCGCTTTTTGGCTGGCAATCGCTCACTGAGCAGGACTACCGGAACCGGAAGATCATCTTGGCGGAGGGGCAGATTGACGCGATGACTTGGCACCAATGGGGATATGCCGCCCTTTCGATTCCTAACGGGGCCGGAATGAGTTGGATCGAATACGAATGGGAGAACTTGGAGGCCTTTTCGACCATTTACATCGCCTTTGATTCTGACGGACCGGGGAAGAAGTTCATGGAAACGGTCGTCAACCGCCTTGGAAAGCACCGCTGCCTGATTATTTCGACACCGAAGAAAGACGCCAATGACTGCCTGAAGGCCGGATACACTGCCGACGACGCGAAGGATTGGGTGGAAAACGCCAAGATTCCGCAGATCAAGAAGCTGGTTTTGGCTAAGGATTTGAAGGAGCGGGTGGAGAACGAAATGCTTTTGAAGGATGAGCCATTCACGCTGCCATTCCTCAAAAAGACCGAGTGGCATACAACACAAGAAGGATTCTGGTGGCGTCCGGGCGAGGTGACGATCACCGGAGGATATAGCCACGCCGGAAAGACCACGTTCCTAAACTTTATGATGTCCAACCTCCTAGCCGATGAGCGCAGAATGATGGTCGCCTCGTTGGAGATGCCATGCCACAAACTGATGTTGCGTTTGATCGAGACGTTCCACGGCAAAGCCACACCGGAGGCTGTTGAGGGATTCTACAAGTATGCCGGGGACTTCGTGGCCTACGTTGACCACGTTGGCTCTATTGCCCAAGATGAGCTTTTTGAGATGATGCAGTTTGCCTATCGCCGCTACGGCTGCGAGCATTTCATCATTGATTCCCTGATGCGTATCACGGGTCTGGAGGAGAATTTCCCGGCGCAGGGTGAGTTCACGCAAAAGCTCCAAGACTTCGCCAAGCAGACCATGACGCATGTGCATCTGGTGGCTCACCTTGGCAAGCCGCCGATCAACCCGCCGAAGGGGCATCGCCCGTCCATGTATTCCATCAAGGGGAGTAGCCTGCTCACAAACAATGTGGACAACATTGTTCTGATTCAGCGCAACCTCGAAAAGATGAAGGAGGGGCTGACTTACGAGCAAAAGAAGGCCATGCACGATGCGGAGGTGATTATCGAGAAGCAGCGCGAGACGGGGTGGCTTGATGTGTTCAAGCTGAAATACGACCCCATCCGCCGAACCTACTCCAAACTCGTTTGACACACTCCACCAATTAACGTAAGGTTGGATTCGATATGACACCCTCCGAAACCGCCGCACAACTCCGCCTCGCTGCTGATTGGATTGAGAGAAACATGACCGAGCAGCCAAAATCCGCAGAATTGACGCCTGAACTCGCCGCCAAAGGCTACGAGCAATACGGCTTTGGTCCCGGCATCACGGTTGTTGAGAAACCCAAACCGTTCACCATTCCCACGCCACCGCCCGTAATGAAGTGGCATCGGGAGGACGGATGGACTGCCGAGATGCTGCCACCCGGAACAAGGCCGCTTTGCGACGGGGAAGCCTGCGAACAGGGCGACGAAGTTATTCTGCCTTCCCAAGCTAAGTGGTCCAGCATCGGCCTCGACTTCGGGGCGCGGATGACCTCTTGCCATTTACCTACGCGCACCACCCGCTCGCTTCTCTTCACTCACTCCGGCCACGAATGGACTTGGCACCGCGCAGGTGATCCTTGTCCTTGTGACGAGGAGCGCAGAGTTGACGTGTTGATGTTCAGTTTTTACTCGATGTTGGACTGCAACCCCAAAACTGTTCGCTGGTCTGAGCTGAAACTATGTGACGGATCGAAGGCCCCAGGGGATGTCATCGGTTGGCGCTACGCTGACACACCAGAAGAAACGAGCCTAGCAGCATTCCAGCCAGCCGAGAAAGAGCCAGCGGTCGCCGTGCATAACGTCTTCTCCGAAGCTATCCCCGGCGCTTTCGGTGCTGAATTTCAGCGAAAGCTGCTGGCGTCGAATTCTGACCCCTACGCCGAGTTGAAAAAAGCGCACGCGGAGGGGAAGGTGATTCAGGGGTGCATTCGCGGACATTGGATTGACTGCACGCATCCTACTTGGAAATACCCGTTGGACACCTACCGAATCAAACCCGACGAAATCCCGTGGATCGAGTGGCACGGCGGACCTTGCCCGTTGAATGACGAGGAGGTGGAGGAGTGGGAGTATAAACTAGCCAATGGGTTTCATTGCGAACGAGCAGGCAGCAGGCCCTCCAACTATGAAGATGCGTGGACACACAATGAACGCGATGGCATCACCGCCTACCGCGTCCTCAAATGGCGCGAGAAGAAGCCGAAGGTGCCGCTTGGGCCGGAGGATGTTCGCTGCGGAGACGAGCTTTTGATGGCGGGCAAGCGTTACGGCATTTTAACCGTCACAGATAGCAGCGTTGAATATTTGGCTGCTTCCGGCCCAGTTCAGGTTACTTTTGAATGGCTGCAAAAGAATGGTGTCACCATTCGTCGTCGCAATTCTGACGCTTGGGAGTCATGTGAGAAGTAATTCTCACTCCCGCATCCAGCAGTTCTCATCCCACTGAACCGCAGGGTCGGTCATGCCTGACTTAGCCATCCATACCTTCAAGGAAAGTTGGCAGTGGCACGCTCCGCACGTCTTCAACTTCTCGTCATACGCCGTTCGCTTGCTGCCAAGCAGATCATTCACCTTCGACACAAGGCTTCGAGCAAAACAACCTATGCAAAACTCGGTGACTTTATCCGAGTTCTTCGGGCACTTGGCACAAATGGCAGCGCGTCTGTCCGCCTCTTCTTGGTTGACTTGGCCCTCATGCCACGTTGCCTCTACGGCGCGGTAAAAGCTCTTCATCATCTTCCATGCAGATACCTTGGCCTCCTTTTCGGCGCTGATGGCCTCGCACCATTCCGGCACATGCTGGCACATGAAATCGGCCATTTGCAGCTCCAAGGTTAGCGGTTCTTCGATGCCGTTGCCCTTCATGTGCGCCTTCACGGCCTCAATCAGGCTGGACCATCCATAGCTGACCACGACCACCTTGGTTTGTTCCACAGGGTAAAACCAGCCATACGGATCGCCGATCAGCGAGTAGCCCGGAAACAAGGCTTGGATGCGCCCCTTGGTGAACTTCGGGATTTCGATGGTGCGGATGATTGTCTTCATCGTGTGATCTTCTGCAACGCACGGTCACGCACCTCGTCAGCTTTGTCCATCAGGAAGGCGCGGGCACGCTCTGTCGGCATCTGTTCAAGACGACTGCCGTAGCGAAGTAGCATCTGGCGGTAGCCCTTGCCGGTTTCCAGCGAGTAGGCATCAGCCTCTTCCTGTGTTAATTTGCGCTTGAATCGGCCCTTACCCACCATGCGGTGCTCGGCGTTGGCGGGAGTAAGCCAGATTCCACGGCTGTTTAGCTTGCCGAGAGTGCGGTATTCAGGGGCGCTTTCAAGCTCCATAAACTCACGCGATCCCGGCCAGACCTTGCGCTCAATCTGCTTGCCGAGGATGTCGTAGTATTCCTCGCCTGAGTAGCGGCGGTAAACTGGGATATGAGACGCTGTTTGCTCCCAAAGTGATTCGTATTTACGCAGCCCCGGATCGGCCATAAAGTCGATGTCCTTGAGGATGCGAGGCACGAAGCCTCCACCCCATCCAGCCATCACCTTAGCGAATCGGTCAAGGCGCTTCTCGTTCGGGTCTTTGGAGGACAGGTTGTTGCCGAAAAGGGTCTGGAAGCCGGAGAGAGCGGGAATTTCACCGGCAGAAAACACGCCAGATGCGGCAGCCGAAACCAATCGGTCGGCGATGGACTTCTCGTTCCATTGTTCGGGAGAGAAGCGAACAAGGTCGGAGAGGCTTCCAATCGCGGCCATGATGGGCGAGATAGGCCAGTTTTGGTAGTTGAATGAAATACCTCCGGGAATACCGATGGTGTATTCCTTCTGACCGGCTGCGAGCTTCTGTTGCTTGCGATCCGGTGTGAGGTTTGCCCATCCGCCGTTCCAGAAAAATCCACGCTTCTCGTCGTCAGGCTCGTCCATGATGGCTTTAATTGCCATTCCACCGATTATAGCAAAGAGAAGGCCAGCCGTCTGATTACGCAGAATCATGTCGGTGAAGGCTTCTTTGGCTTCGATCTTGGAATCTTTGACCGTCGCCTCATACATGCGAAGCATCCCAATCCCCGGAATGAAGCTCAATCCTTGGTTGAACTTGTTTCCAGCGAAACGTGCGAAGCGAAGGCCAGCCAAGTTTGCGATGTTGTAGGCTCCAAACTGAAGGAAGTAGGCGAATGCAAGCTGAAGACCTTTGGCCGTCTTGTCTGCGCCATCAGCTTGCTTCCATTCGAGTTCAGCTTCGGCGAGGAACTTGTCAGCACGGTTGGTTGCTCCACCTGTGAATGACTTGATGGATGAGTAGATGAATCCGCCAACGCCAGTCGGATCAAGAGTCATCGCGCCTTGCTGACCAAAGAAGTCGGCGTTCTCGCTGAATTTGCCGAACTCTTGAAGGTCTGCCATCATTTCAGCCTTGGCGTAGGAGTCCACTAATGCCTTGTCGTGCGCTGTGGTTGGTTTGTTTCCGTTAAAGTCACGCTGGATTACCCTGTCTCGGTAAAGCTGGAGATTATATTTCTCGGTGGCCTGCTTCAGGCTTTCCGCGTCCAGATTGAGTTGGCGGAAAACAATAGGCAACGCCCCAGCTTTCGTCACTCCGCTGTTGAACGAGTCCAGAGCGGTCAGAAGGCGACTCACAGAGCGCATCCAGATACCCATCACGCGCTGCATGATCTTGTCGGACTTCGCCATCTTTTCGGCCAGCGAAACCGTCTTGCCGATGCTGTCGTAATTCAGGTCGTTCAGGACCGTGTTCATCGAAGGATCAAGGAACGCCCGGTCGCCAGTGACGAGATACTGCCATGCCAGACGGCCTTCACGACCGAATGCCTTGAGGAACTCTGCCATCGCCTTGAACGAAGCTGCAATTTCAGCCGGGAGTTCCTTCGGATTGGTGAATCCGGCACGGAGTATGCGGAATGCGCCGGTCGTAAGCTCGTAACCACCGCTCATCACAGCCATTGCAATAGATGCCGCTGTATTGACGCCGGAAAGCACGGAGGACACCCAGTAATCAGCGAGCAATTTGGCGATTGGAATCTTCGCGGCCGAACTCAGAGCCTCAAGAAGCTCATAGCCAGCCTTGTTGCGCTTCACCTCGTTGAGTTTGTCGTCTTGGAGGATGTCGAGAAGGCGGTCGATATTGGCTCGCTCGGCCTCGGTGAACTCCGACTTGATGCCGAACTTGTCTGCGAGATGCTTCATCAGGCGGTCCTCGTCAAGGATGCCAAGGTTAATGTCCTCGACCAGCTTTTGACGCTGTGAACGGAGGGCGTCAGCGCCTTCTTTGGTGAGGCGTCCAGCGGCTTGCTCTTGATTGATGACATTCTTAACCATGCGGTCCAAGATCGCTTCACGCTTGGATTCCCATGCTTTCGTCAACAGGTCTGCCAGTTTGGCCTTTTGAGCATCGTCAAGGTCGGCAAAGGATTCCTCAGACGATATGGTGTCGAAGATGCGCTGGCGGTAAATCTTGACCGTAGCTGCCTTTTGGGAGAGCAGCTTGCGCCACGGGATTTGCTTGGAGAATGGAGCCTGCTCGCCGGGACGAAGCGCGGAGATTTCACGCTGCATGGTTTGCAGCGCATTTGGCCCTTCAAGGCGGCGGAATGCCTCCATTGCTTTTAGGTCTGCCTTCTCGCGTGCGGCTGTTCTAAAAAGGTGCTCAGACACATTCTGAGACACATTCAACTTGGCTAGGCGCTGGAAGAACTCGAATTTTGAAACCGGGTCTTTAACCTGATCGCGGAAGGCTTTGTTAATCGAGTCTCCACTCTTTGAAGTCTGAAGGTCTTTTTCGCCTTGGCGGAATCGCTCTTCGACAGAGTAGATGAGTTGAGACGCCCTTTTGTCGGCAATCTCCACCTTTCTTTTCTCCATCTTAGCCTTGGATTCTGCCGAGCGTTTCTCAGCTTTGATTCTGGCGTTGTCAATGAACTCGTTGATGGCTTTTTCTGCCAAGGCCTTGCCGCTTTGATTCCATCCTTCTTCGGTGAGGTTATCCTTTTCAGCCGCCTCATTGAACTTAGCCATGATGGATTCACGGAAGAAAGCTGGATTAGAAAGGGCGTCTTGAGGTGTGAGTCCGGCCTCTTTGATGGCTACGTTGATTGCCTTCTTGGCGGCAGCAGGAGCATAAGCCAAGGTTGGAGTTGGCGGCATGATGGCATCAAGCTCTTCATCCAAACTAGCCTCATCCACACCCATTTCAGCGAGCATGGCGCGAACCTTTTTACGGCCATCTTCCCATGATTTAGCAAACAATGCCGCCTCACTTCCTTGTTGAGCAAAGGTTTTTCCAAGCAGCTTTCCAAGAGAAGGTTGGTCTGCTTTGATTTGCTCACCTTTGAGGTTGGCGGTCAAAGTTTGGCGGATTGCCGCGATCAAATCCTGAATGGCGGTTTTCTGCTTCGGCTTAACTTTGCGTTGTTCAGCAGCCTTGAGAAGAGTGTCGCCAACTTCATTGATTATGCTTTCGCGGTCGTTGAAGCCAACGAATATTCCGTCAATAACATCCGCAGTATTGACCGATGTAACATCAATCGGCTTACCCTGCTCCACACGCTTCTTGGCCGTGGCGACCATCTTTTCGCGCTTCTTGCGGGTGGCTGGAGTCTTGGTGAACTCGTCAAAAACACCAGCCATTTCCTTGTCGATGCCAGCGATGAACTTAACCAGCTCTTCCTCCGACATTTGCGAGATGGTATTCCGCTCCTCGCTGGAAATGGAGGCTTTTGCCTTATTGCCAGCACGCAAGGCATTCAAAGCCCTCATGGCAATGCCACGCTTACGAATCAGGTCTTTGAATTTCTCCCAAAGGGTTTTGCCCTTTTGATCCAGAGTTGCCTCACCTTCGGCAAGATCAATCGCGTCCTGATTATCTTCCAAATCATCCGCCACCTGCTCACCAGCATCTTCGCCAGCTTTGGCATCAGTTTTTTGCAGGTTGTCAGCGGTCTGAGGCAGGTCGGATGCAACGCGGGCAGCGGCGAGCTTGCCTTCTTTCTCTAGGTTTTCGTTCGCCCTGTCGAAGATGAACATCCAGCTAAACTCGGGGCTTTTGGTAATGTAGCTGCGAATACCTTGAGCACGGCCTGAGTTGGTCCCCAAGTTCTGCCAGTAACCGGCCAGTCTACGATCCAGCTTTTGAAGGATCACACGGCGAAGATTGCCCGTGTCGCCATCGCTTGTATCACGGGACTGTTTAGAAACGCGATCCTTGACCACGGCAACAAGCATGACCAAAGCTGGCATGTTGTTTTTGATGCCAACTTCCTGAAGGAAATCTTCGGAGAACAAGGATTCACCGATGCTTTCAATCGAGTTGCCTTCGTCTATGAGCTTATTGACGAAATCATTAGCGACCTGTTTGTAGAATTTACTAGGCTTAACGGTGTAGATTTCAGCGTCAGCGCCCTCCATTGGCCTAGCCTTCGAGAAAGCATTGAGAGAGTTGCCCTCAATCGCCTCAATCTCTTCTTGGAAGTTCTTTACAGCCTCACCTTCCGTCTCAACCCGCGAGGCCACAGCACGCTTCGGCATGATTACAGCGAATCCTGCGCGACGGCCTTCGGGGGTGAATACATCGAAAGCAGACTCACCCTCCTGCAAAACCGCCCCGTTGTCCTCGAACAGGTCTTGAAGCACGTTGCTGAACTCGTCCTGCGTGACGCCGGGCATCAGTTCCTCGGTCTTTGCGAACAACTCGCCAATCGGCACCGCCACACTGTTCGGCTTCGGCATGGCCTCGTAGGCACGACGGATGGCATCGCGCATCTCGATGATTCGGTCATCGTAAATGGTGTCGCGGGCAAGCTGTGCGCCTGCGCTGGATGCAGCGGAGTAGTCGGAGGCGTATTCTACGCGGGAGAAACGGATGTCTGGCGATGCGGCTTGGAAACGCTGTGAGAGCGGGATCACGTTTCCAGCTTCGCCGTAGGTAACGGGGTCGGCGGATTTGATCTGTTCGGGAGAGAAGACGACGTAAGACTCTGGTGATCCACCCGTGCTTCCGGCTGGATCATACATGAACACTCCGTCATAACCAAGAGTTTGTGCAGCCCTTATGAAGTCATCTTGATACTCCATATACCAAGACTGCTCAAGATTGTCGTGGGCTTGCCTAGCGTCCTCGACTTCTTGATTGAACTGTGGGGCTGCTTTGTCGAGAGATTCGAGTGCTTTGGGATAGTCAGCCTCAACGGTTTCCACGACCCCCTCCCATTCCTTTTGAAGCTCAGAAATTATATCCTCGAACGACTCGAATTCAGCCATCTCAGACTCAGATAGGCCCAATGCGTTAGCCGCAAACGCCCTTCCGTTCGGGGTGTCTTTAACCACCGACTCGATCCAAGCATCCACGTCTTCCTTTTTTCTCTCTTTAGTGTCTGACCAAATAGCCTCGCCCGCCACTTCATCAAAAACAGCGGGGTCAGTTAAGTCTGCTAGCTTGTTAATGCGAAGGCTGTACTTACGAGCAGGGCCATAATACTCAGCGGTTCGCTTATCTGGTGCAAAAAAGAACCCGTAAGCAGTCCTCTGCTCTCCGAATACCGTGAAATCTTCGTCGGTTCCATGCCAAACCTCAGTATCATACCCAGCAGCCTTCGCCGCCTCATCGACCATCCGCTGCGCCTTCTCCATGTCGCCGGATTCCAAGGCAGCTAGGTATTCGGCATCTTGAGATGACATTGATGCCATGCTCATCTGAGCACCGCCACCACCAAACATCACAATCGCATCTTCCTTGGCGATGTTCTCGCTGGAGTATGGCGCGATGGCCTTGCGCTGCTCGGGCGTCAGCTTTTGACGGGCTTGGACATCTCGGGCTTCGATTTCGCCTGCTACGCGTTCATAGAACTCGCCGGAATAACGGTTTTGGACGACATTGGAAATCTTTTCTAAATCACCGGACTCAAGAGCCTCTAAAGTCTTTTGTTCGCTATTGAACCATTTTCCAATCGTTTGAATGCCGCGATCTGCGATCTCTTTTTCTTCAGCAGTGGTAGCCCTATCAAGGTCAGCCAGACGGTTCCGCATGTATCCCTTCAGAACCTCTTGCTGTGCTCGAATCGAATCTGCTATCTCTTTTGCTTTTTCCAAGATTGCTTGTTGAGAAACACCAGAAAATGCCTCATCTAGATTAGAGCCTCTAGCAAAGTTTTCCTCGTTTTGGATAAGGTGCTGAATCTCATGCAGCAACGTGGATAGCTTGTTGCTGGCATACGGAGTGACATTGATGGTGTTCGTCTTATCGTTATACCATCCTTGAACACCTTGAAAGATGTCAAAGAAGGCCGGAGCCATGCTGACTTTAACATTCTGAAACTTTGGATAGGCTGCAAACAGTTCGGGATGCTGAAGGACATCCTTAAAGCGAATATCAAAAGATGAGGTGTTGCGAATTGCCTCCATTCTCCGCGACTCAAACTGAGCTTTGTCAAGGTCAATCGCTGCCTGCGCCTCGGCCTCAGTGGCAAAAACTCCAAGAGGTTCGGATTCTAAGAAATCAACCCTATTGGACCGCAGCAAGCTGTCCATTGGGGCATATTTTTTGTAAGCTCGATACGTTTTCTTACCGAAGAAACTAGCCTTGAAAGGTTCAATCTCATACTCACGCACATTTTTGGGATGGCTGAAATACAAGCGTCGTCTTTGCTCTTCGCTAGATTCTTTCGCGTTTGACCGAGCAGCAAAGGTTCCCTCCAAAGACTCTGTGGCTTTGTTGTCCGGCACTTCCCACCGCATCTTCCCGTCATACGGGCCGGGGAACCATCCAGTCACAGCGCGAATCTCTTCACTATCTTTGCCAGCAGCAGCCATCGCCTTTGCGGTATCCAGCGAATCGCGCATGAACTGGCGACGTTCTTCGGGAAGGTTCTCGATGGCCTTCTCGCCAGCGTAGCTCAACTTCACGTCGCCACCATCCTTTGTCGTAAAGCTAGGAACAGCAGTCCGGCGCATGGCATTCCGCAAAAGACGAACCACGTCCTTCATGTCTTGAAGCGTAGGATCACCTTTGCGTCCGGTCAGACGACGCCAGACGCGCTTCAGGAATTGAACGATGTCGTCCCAAATGCCTCCGGTTGGAATCTTTTCAAGGCGCTCGAAGTCCTTCAGGAAAAGCTCCTCCAAGGCCTCATTCCGGCTCTCAAGATTCGTCCGCCAATCCGCATACTCGCTGTAAACACGAACGAGGTTGTCGATTTGGGCGTCATTGTATTTGCGGCGTAGGTAGCCAAGAAACTCGCGCTTCTCGCTGGCAGTAAACAGCGCCACGCTGCGATGCCCGTTTTCGTGGGCAATCACACGACGGGCTGCGGCTTGCTCGGGAGAGATGCCAAGGTTTTCTCCAATGCGCCGGTCCAAGTCGGAAACGCCGATCTTGTTCGCGAAGATGAGTGTCTGACCGCGCTCGAAAAGACCTTCAATGTTGGACTCGGCTTGAAGGCGTGCGTAGGAGGACGGGAAGTAACGCTGGTTGGATTTCTCGGCCAAGAAGGCTTCGGGTGAGGCGTAGATGCGCGTCAGGAAGGCGTTTGGAATCTCGCCAGAGTTGTTAAGAACGCGACGTGCAGCTTCGGCATCGGCGGCAGATACGGTGCCTTGGACGATATTCGTCTTTTCGGGGTCGATGATGGAGTTGAGGGACTGACGAATGCGCTCATCCAGCTTGCGTTGGCGTTCGAGAGCGGCTTCTTCCTCCTTGAAGATTTCCTCGGCTGTCTTTTTGGACTGGACAGCCGTGGCGTTGATCTGGTCAACGAACTTCCGGCGCTTGATACGCTTGGCGTCGTAGGTGTCCTTTGGCTTGATTGCCAGCTTCGTGTCCACATCGAATGCCTCGCTCTCGACCAAAGCGTTGAACTCGTCATCGGACAAGGATTTCACAAACTTGTCCATTTCCTCGGGCTTTGCACCGCTGGAAACTAGGCGATCAATCTTGGCAACAGCGTCATTTTCCTTAGTTGACGGCTGCGTTTCTTGTGTTTCACTTGACGCAACCTCGGGAATCGACCCTCCCGAGGGCTGACGTTCAGTAACACCGGCTGCCCCAGCCCCTTTTCGCGAGGGGGCTGGGGTTTGTTTTACGGCTGCTGTGGTTTGTTGGGAAGATGGATATGCCGCGTCGAGGAAGTCTTTGAAGGCTTTTTGAGATGCCTTGAGTCCAGCCGGAAGAGCTTTGCCGGTCCACTCTTTCCAGACTTTGCGAGAAACCTTGTTGTCGGGATGAAGAAGATCGGTCCACTGCTTATTCTGAATGGCAGACATCAGAGCCTCGCCATTTTTTGCGGCTATCTCGGGGCGAATATCCTCACCCTCGTAAATTTGGGCAAACCTTTCGGCCTTGGGTGCCCAGTTGGGCTTAACGCCGCGTGCCTGCTCAAGCTCTTGCCTTGCAAGGTCGAGAGTAGTTGGCTTTTTCCCCGAAACAGGTCCGGGGGCGGTCGCTTTCACGGCCTGTGCAGCAGGAGGTGCTGCCTGAACTGGTTCGCCAGTTGCCCCCGGTTGAAATGAAGTGCCCACGTCTCGCGACGTTGGCATGCCTTCGGTAGCGGGCGTCGGCGTCCCTTGCGGGGTGATTGGTTGTTGCGGCTTGGAGGCAACAACTTCACGCAATTTATCGCGAGGCCTAATAGCCTTGCTAATGGTTGGGTTATTTGGGTCAACTTGATCCAATAGGCTAGATTCAGATTCCCATTGATTCCTTGGAACATACCAAGTTCCTCCTCTTTCTGAATCAGACACTTCAACCAATCCTGAAGTTGCTGGTTGCTTTTTAAGCACGTTTACAAAACTTTTTTCGCCAGCTGGTTTGAAGGCGCTTACAAAAGAAGTGTCAATCACACTGCCGTCTGACATGTCAAACATGCCATTTACAGACCTTCCAAGAACGGTTCCATCAGCGATTGATCCGTCAATCAATTTCAATTTAGAACCTTTTTCAACGCCTTGGATTCGATCACCCCATCCGGGAACGTGAACTATTTGACCCTTTGGTGTTTTTGAGCCAGCTACTTTTTCTTCGCCTGCCGCTGGACTGAGTAGCTGATCGCTAACGCCTGTTTTTTTGGTTTCCCGGCTTTCAACTCGGTCTTCAGGTTCTTGACGAAGGCTTTCCGTGTCGGGGATTTGGTCAGGGGCATTTTCTTGTGGGGTTGCGGGTTGAATTAACGGACTAACACTTGGCGGATTGTTGATGATCGCGCGCTCAAGAATGCTTCCACCTTCTTGCAAGGAGGGAGCGGGAGGGAAAGCCATTGCCTCGCCAGCTTGGGGCTGCACCGGCATTTCAGGCGCGATTTCGCCATTGGAGCCAGTGATCGTTTGCGAGGGCTTTTCAGGCATCTCTGTTTCCAGAGAAGGTGTTACTGAGGAGATTTGTGATAAGGGGGCCGGAACATAATCAATGATTGGATAGTTTTTGACTCCAGATTTCTTCCATCGTTGAAGATCGCCAATGGGATTGTTAATATCTACATCCTTTCCAATCCTTCTTAGAGCTTGCCTGTAAGCTGCAAACCTCCCCAGCACAAGATCGCCATTCTCATCAACAAAACCGCCAAAGAACGGTCTATTTTCATTGACTGCTTGTTGTGCGTTTTTCGCAATAGATTCAGCCATCCCTTTCGGTTGAGTTGACAACCAAGTATCCGCCACCTCGTCCACATCATAGTCGGAAATGGATGATGTTGGCTCAATGCCGGTTACTTCCGACTCAACCGCTTCAGCCGTTTTGACAGGTTGAACTGTTGGCTCGGTTGGCGGTGCAGGCATCGAGGCGGCGATGTTCTTGGCAAGGTCTTCGTTTTGCTGGATTTGCTCATCTGCGAGAACGGCGGTCTGTTCAGCACCGGGAACAGCGGCGGTGGGCGTGACCAAATCCTTCGCTGCTTGGATGCCGGGATCGGTTGGCGCTACCTTTGGCGGCTCAACCAAAACCGCCGTTTTACCATCAGGGTCAACTACCGTGGTTCCTCCAGCTTGCATTGCTGCCAGCTTTTGCTCGTTGGTCTGTTCTGGAACGGCATTCGTTGGGATAGCCCCAGCTTCAGTTGCGATACGATTTTGTGCTTCAGTCTGTTTATCTAAGGGAGTGCGACCAAGTTTGTTTATTGCACCAAACATGGAACCTCCCACACCTTCCCACAAAGCAGCCTCACCAAAACCTTCAAAAAGCCCCGGCGTTTCCACTCCTTCTGGAGCGGTCAATTGAGTCGAAAGGTTGCTGAGAGATTGAGTCGTTCCACCTTCAAGAGCTTCTTGGGCGGCGCTCATGCGAATACCCGGAATCACTTTGCCAGCCTCATCTACTCCGCCAAGCATGCGTCGAGCGGAAGCCGTTTCAAGAGCAGTGCCAAACGGAAGCATTTCTGGCAATACTTCGGAAAGACCGCCGCCAATAAGGTTGAGGTAGGCTTCAGGCCCCTCCATTCCCAGACGTTTGTTTTCCTCTGCCTTTTGAGCGGCTCCTTGAGCAAATCCAGTTCCGTAAAGAGCACTACTAGCACCACGCTGGATAGCTTGGCGTGCCAAAGCCTGCTTGGCAGCTTGCGTTCCTGCTGCCGCAATACCCTCGGCGGCCAATCCACGACCCGCTGCTCCACCAATGCCACCAGTAGCCATAATGCTACCAACGGTGCCAAGGACATTCATTCCCTTCATGGCAAGGTCATCTTGGTAGATGGGGTTCACTGGAGCAATGTATTCGAGGCCTTCTCGCAAAGACTCGCCAGCGCCTTGAATACCTTCACTTCCAAGCAATGCGCCAACGCCAGTTACGGTTCCCGGCACAATCTCGCCAAATCCACGTCCAGCAGAACCAAGCATCGACGAGACGTAGCCTTGGCCGGTGTCGTCTGGGGTATTCCAGAAATCATCGGCAATAGCCTTTTGCGTCTCGGGAGAGAAGGATTGATACTCGGGATCGTTGGCAATTTGCTGCTGAAAAAAGCCCTGTTTTACAAGAGCTTTCGCTTTTTGTGACAGCGCCTGATATTCAGGATCGCGGGTAAGTTCATGCCAAGTTGCCATACGCTACTGTGGCATGAGGGTCTTCTTCTTCAAGAAGTTTGCGGCAGATTCGACCTCTTCTTGTGGAATCCCGATGCCTTCACTGACATTGGAGGGAATAATTTTCCTTTGTTTGAGGAATTTGTCAGCCCAATCTCGGATCAATTCGTCGTAGGTGACATCTTGGTTATCCCACATTCCAAACAGGGATGTGCGCTTTTCTCCGGGTTCGCGGAAAACTTTCTGGTTTTTATTGAGTCCAAGTTGCTTCAAGACAGAATCTTGAACGAGTTGCTTTTGAGGCATTGGAGCCGAGCCAACTCCACCAACAAGCATGGATGGGGTCGGTCCACCAATAACCTTCTCCTTATTACCAATCACCTGCATGGCGAATTGTTCCAAGGGGTTGACGCCGAATCCAACATCTTTGTCAGGGAGGAGCTTCTTCAGTTTTGATTCAAGGTCGTCCTTGGCTCCTTGCCACGCTTTGCTGATTTGTTCAGCTTCTCCAAGTTTAGCTCGCTCGTTTTCGATGGCTTTGGGCAGCTCATCAACCGGAACATTTGCCAAACGAGCGCGGATTGCCGCTTCAACATCTGCCTTGGGTGGAGGGGAAATGGGTGGCGGCGGAGGAGGAGGAGTATCAGCGGCAGCAGCGCCGACATTCGCAGTGGTGGTTTGCCTCTTAACCGTCTCAGGAGCATAAACACCACGGTAAATACTACGAAGCTCATCCTCGCGATCCTTTAGCTCCTTCGCCAAGTTCACATACTCAGGATTTGGTCCATAGATGGGATTTCCATTGGCGTCCTTGCCGGTTGGAATTTCAGCCATGTCGTCCTTGGTGAGCTGGTTCAGGCGACGGCTAAGCATATCAATCTCCTCTTTTCGCATTGCGATTGACTGATCCTGCTCAGGCTTGCGACCAAGCTGATACTCCAACTGAGCAGCCGCATCAGGATTTTGATACGCTGCTTCCACCTGTTGAGGCGTTGCACCAGCGCCAAATAGCTTTGCCCGACGTTGCTGAAGCTCTTGTTGCTGTCTTGCCAAAGAACTCTGACGAGCGCCAAACACGCGGTCATTATCATCCACGATGCGCTGAACCCGTGGATCAAGCATGGCAGACGGGAATTGCTGCTGGATTTGCTGGCGTTGGGTGATGTAATCATCCGCTTCCGGTGTCAATCCAGCCAATGCCGAAACAGCCTGTTCCGCCTGCTTTGCCGCCTCTTGCTGCATTCTCAGACGGTCAGCGTTCGCAAAGATGGTATCATACTCGTTCTGCATCGCCTGAGCACGAGCCAAAGGCCTCTGCTGCCGTAGCTGCGTCACCTTGTCCATGAAGTTGAGCTGGTTTTGGACAGCCGGTTCAGCCAAGGCGCGAGTCTGCTGAAAGAGCGGCTGGGCGGGCGCTTCTTGGATGCCGAAGTAGTCGGCGGGTGTGCGGAGGAAGGTGACGGGCATAAAAATCAGGCGCGTTTGCTGTTCATGGCGTCATAAACCAGAGCTTTCTGCTTCTCGGGGCTCATAGTTTCAGCCTTGGCGAATGACATGCCACGATACTTTTCGCGGCCCAATTCGTCTTTCTTTCCAGTTGGAAGAGCTACTGCGAATTTGTTACTTTCACCTTGGCGGCCTGCCGCTTTAGCATACCAAGCTGAAGCTGGAATACCTTCGATCATCGTTGGTTTTTTGGGACCCTCTTTTCGAGTGCCCGATCCGAACGATCCCATCACGATCTTCTCGCCCGATGGGTAGTTGATGATTTGGCCTCCGGTTGGACGCTGTTGGACGGTTTCAACAGCCGCCATCTCAGGCTGTGGAAGATTGGTTTCAGACACTCGATTGCGAGCGGCTGCATTAGCGGCACCACGGTTGGCTGGAGCATAAGGAACCATGCCCATCTGCTCCTGCTCACGACGACGACCGGCGACGGCTTCGGTGGCCATACGCTTACGAGTGCTCATGTTGAGGAGTTGATCTAGGAGTTGGGAACCCTTAGATTGCGATTCGCCTCCACCAAGATAGACATCTGTGAGTTTGGGCTGAAGTGCCGTCAAATCGACTCCAAATAGAGGCTTTTGAACATCGCGAAGTTCTGGTTTGTTGAGTTTTTCAGCCATAAAATTAGAGCCTGTTTGTTTGAGAAATACGATCTGCTTGAGTCATTGGCCTTGGGGCCATGACGCCTTGGCCGGGGGCTAGGGATTTTCTTCCCATAGCCCTGTTGAATGCAATGATGGCTGGATTCTTTACGCCAGTGAAGGAGCCGTTTGCAATATCACGGCCTGCTGTCTGGGAGTTGGACATTGGAACTCCGGTAGCCGGAATCGGTGCCGGTCCAGCCTCTTCAGCCTGTGCCGCCAGCGTGTCGAGTTCGTCCACCTCATTTGGCGCATACCTGTCTCGAATCATGCCGATTTGAAGGCGCTGATAGGGGTCGCGAGTGCGACGTAAGGCTTGCTCTGCCAAGCGAGTAGGATCATACGAGGATCGTCCCACTTTGCGGGCCTTCTGCTGTGAAGGTGGTAGCGACCAAGGCTGTGCGGCTTGACGAGTCTTGAAGGCGGCACTTCCCGGACCCGAAGTAGAGCCACGCTGAATCATGTCAAACTGCGAAGGCTGTGATGCGGCAGCCTCCTTGCGCTGCAAACCGCTATACTGCCCAAGTTGGGGTGCGCTGGAATAGTTAGCCATAGTTAATGAGTCTGAAGGGTTGAACCGGCTGATTGTGGGAAGTGAAATGGCATCGTCGGGCGGATGGCTCCACGGTTCTGCTTCAGCCCTTGATTGAGGATTTCGTAGCACTTAGCCCAGCGTTGGTCAGCCTGAGCTTCCTCGTAGGCCCCTTGGTCCTCCAAACGGACGGCAATCAAGGCGTGCTTTAAAGCGCCGATGTTGTCAGGCCAGATGAGGTCGGTTTCGGCCACAGCGGGAACGAAACGACGCTTGCAGATGCAACGGAGCCACGGTTTGCCATCCTCACGGGCAACCATCGTGCCCGTCTTGTAGCGGCGGTAAATGGGATTCGTTTCGCTCGGCTCGTAAACCGAAAGGACAGTCGGGGTGCCGTTAGTCACCGAGGAAATCGTGACGGTGCCTTTGGTGCGGGGCTTGACGATCTGCGTGATGAAGATTTCGTCCGTTCCGGTCACGGTCGGATTGGCGAGGGTGATGCCCTTCCCAGCCAGTCCATCGCTGTCAAAAAGCTCTTCACCATCTTCGTCATAGCCGTAAATGCGGCAAATCAGGCCAGCATCCTCTGCATTTGAGATGGTCAGGCGAATCAGGCCAGCGTTTTCTTGAACCTCTTGAGTGCATACGTCCGACTGGTCGATGATCGTCTTGAGGTCAATGTCAGTATCATCAAAATATCCCGGACCCGAGGTCATAAACTCAATCATCCGGGGGTAAACACCTGTCGGGTAATTGACGCGGGTGACGCCGATAATAGACTCCCAACGACGAGGCAGCGTGATGTATCCTGTCGGAGCTTGAAAATCGACTCTTCCATAAGAGTTTTTCCAGTTCCCGGAATTGATAATGCGCTCACACGCTTGGTTCAAATACGGCAAAAACAGCCCCGTCGTCGGGTCAGACGGGTCAACTTGCATGTAGAGCGCGGCACGGGCGTCCGCTACGGTGAGTCCTGTGCTCATTTGGCGTGATGATAACGCCTAGAAATGAGAGGGCAATCGGGAATTTTGGCATTCAATACAGATGTTGCCTTACGGTAATTCGCACATACCATCCCTAAATGACCAAAGCGCCTCCCAAATCCAATGTGATTCAGTTCTCCAAAGGACCGCTGAACACTTGGGGCTTCCGAGAAAAGATCAACGCCAAGAACCAGCTTCAAGTGGAGATGGCCTTGATGCAGATTCGCTCTGGCTCGCTTAGGCACCGGGACGGCTCTCGAAACGAGAAGGGGCTTCCAGCATGGCGTCACTTTATGAACGCTGTGGATTTGGTGTGGAATTACAAGGATTCGCCCACCCCGTTCATCTGGCATCCGTGGGCCATCCAATACGCCAAGGACGCCTTCAAGCATAAGCGATACGCCGTCACGTCGGGCGGTTCGGGTGGAAAAACCGAGTTCTTCGCGGTTTACGCCCTCATTTGGTGGCTGGCTAACCCGTTCGCCAACGTGGTTCTGGTGAACACGACCACCCTGAAGGACGCCGATGGCCGTATTTGGGGTAGCATTACCAAGTTTTACAGCGGGATGATCGCGGCACCTCCCGGTAAACTGGTTTCCTCCGCCCATGCCATCAAGACCGTTGATCCCAAGACGGGTCAAACGCTCGACAAGTTTGGCATCCGTCTGTTCGCCTGCGAGAAATCCAAGGAAGCTGAATCCAGTCGCGCCATTCGAGGCCAAAAACACGGTCCGAACGGGAAAATCATCGTCATCATGGATGAGGCGGCGGAGCTTGGACCTGCTATCAAGAATGCCTTCGAGGAAAACCTTACCCAAAACCCGAATCACCAGCTTATCGCGCTCGCCAATGCGAACTCGCCATTCGACAACTTTGGGGAGATGTGCAAACCGAAGGAGGGCGGATGGGAGAAATACGATCCCGAATGGGAAGAATGGGAGGGGGAGGGTGCATTCGTCCGCCGCGTGAATATCGAAACGTCTCCAAACATCATCTATGGGCGAACGATCTATCCGTTCCTGATGACTCGGGAGATGCTAAAGGAGAAGCGCGAACGTCTCGGTATGACAAGTCGTGCTTACTGGCGCGGTGTGCTAGGAGCATTCCTTCTCGACGGCGATGACGAGACGATCTACTCGCCGGGAGAAATCCTGAAAGTGCCCGCTGATTGCGTCTGGCAAGGAGTGCCTACCAAGGTGGCCGGGTTTGACATCTCGCATACAGTTGGAGGTGACAAGTCGGTTCTTACCATCGGAACTATCGGCATCTGCGTTGACGGCAAGAAACGCCTTCGTTTCGACAAGCACATCGAGCTTGATGAGGACGTGACGCGCAAGGACGTGGACCGCACGACTCAGATGGTTGAGAAGCTAAAGGAGATTTGCCAGAGGGAGGGTGTGACGATTGAGAATTTGTCTGTTGATGCAACTGCTGGTGGTGGCAAGACCTTCTCAGATGCCATCTGGTCGAAGTGGAGCAATCGCTTCCTTCGCGTGGATTTTGGTGGCAAGGCTTCCGACAGGCCCGTGTCTGCCGCTGACCGTGAGAAATCCAGCGTTCGCTTTGCTTCAAAAGTTAGCGAGATTTGGAGTGTCGGCAAAGAACTCATTCGCTGCGATCAGCTCCGCAATATCACAAAGGAAATGGCTGAGGACATGACTTCCCGGCGCTACAAGGATAGTAAGGCGCAAGACGGAGGCTCTCGCATCAAGGTGGAGTCCAAGGTAGACATGAAGAAGCGCATTGGCCGCTCGCCCGACGTTGCCGACTCAGCATTTATCCTCGTTGATCTTTGCCGCGAACGCCACGGCCTAAGCAGCATTGACAAGCCGGGGAATTACAGCCAGACAAGGACAAATCCATTGAAGAAACGGTTCATGGGACTAGCGGAGTTGTTTGCGGCTTAGTTGGGAACCAAACTGACCGTGAGGTATTTATCCGATGACTCATGGATTTGCTTCACATCAAAGCCCTTCTCCAGCGAAGTTAGCCACCACTCTTGGTCCTTCACGATGCGGTGCGGGTCGCTTCCATCAGGTAGCGTTTTAGAGGCGCATGGAACCAAGCAGACGCGGACCAGCAGGCATTTCCCAGTCAGCGCCCTTAAATGATTCATCACGCGGATGAAGTATTCGGGTTCCACATGCTCAAGAACATCGGAGCAAACCACAAGGTCTGCCGGTTGAGGCATGATGGAAATCTCGGGGATGGATGGATCGTAGTCGGCTACGGCAATTCCGCGATTACGCATCTCCTTCGAGAGGGTCTGCTTGCCAGCCCCATAATCCAAGGCAGAGGCGCAATCGTATTGCCGATACAGCTTTTCGGCCAAGTCGGCTTGCTCCCAGCCCTTGTAGCCAAATGGAATGGTTGGATTGCGATGAAGCTCTTGATTGAGTTCTCGGTATCGGGGCGAGATGAGTTCTGGTGTCATATTCCAAGGGGGTGATTCATACAGGCTGTTAAACGTCCTGACTTGCTTTGAGGCCAGCCATCGGCGCTCGCCTTCGCCAACTTTACGCGCTTTTTCCAAGGCTTCATCTGGCGTTTTGAAGAATCGTTCCAACCGGTCTGTGCTGAAATGTTTCCGTAAAGCCTCCTCTCCTCCAAAAACGTAAAGGGCCACCGCTCTTGCCAGCCCCGGCTTTTCTCCCGATGATGTGTAAGTTCGGTATTGAGCATGGGGCTTAACCCTCTCAGGCCACTCACCAAAGTGGTAAACCACACCGTCTGGAATCGCCCAGTTTTCATAGCCGAGCATCCATGTTTTCATGCCGAGGTATGGCAGCACGCCCCATCCAAGATTGTGTTCTGCACAGCATCCCAAGCCTCGAATGTCGCTCCAAACTGATTTGCGAATCATGTATGGCATACCCTTCCACGGAATCAGGGATGGCTTTTCGATTGGAGTTGATCCGGCCCATTCACCGAGAGGTGTTCTGGATACATTGAGGTGCGTTCTCTTTGTGGCTGATGAGCGGTGCGCCCATTGAATAGGGGCGTGAACGAATCCGATTGGCTCGCCTTGATGCTCTTGGTGAAATGCCATCAGGGCTGGAATGGTCCCGTGTCCAATCAAGGTGTGGGCATCGGTGTAGAAAATGAACTTACCCCTCGCCTCTTCGTGGGCCAGATGAATAGCCTTGGCAATCGAGGGATTTTGCAGGCGAACAACTCGAACCATGCCTTCCTTGATCTGGCCTGCCAAACAATCCATTGCCGCCAGATGCACGTCGTCGTCTGAGTTTTCCACCACTACAATCTCTCCTTGGACGCCTGCTTCCTTGATTGCCTCGACGGCTGAAAGAACCGTGACGCACAGCATGGATGTCTCGTTCCTCGAAGCTAAAACGATGCTCAATTCCATTTACGGAGGCGGCGTGGTTGGCGGAACCGTAGTAGGAGGCACCGTGGTGGGAGGGCTTGTCGTTGGCGGCGGTGTCGTAGGCGGCGAGGTGGTCGGTGGAACCGTGGTCGGAGCAACAGTCGTAGGTGCCGTCGTGCTCGCAGGAACGGTTGTTGGTGTCACCGGATTCGTCTGGCTGATCCCGCTCACCTGCGCCGTGTAGCTAGCTCCTCCAAATGTAAATGTCATGTAAGTGCCAACTCCAATCGGCGTGATCTGCAAGCTCGGGGTGGCATCAAACGAGTTGTCGAACCTCACAGCAGGCTTGGCGGTCTGCCGGATGGTGACTTGATCTGATCCTCGCTGCCGGTTCGCCAGAATGCCTCCTACCCCGTATTCCTTCGGAGAGGACTGATACGGGCTGGCCTCAGTTCCATAGGTGCCATTGGCCGTCGTAATCATTGGATGGTTTCTTCTGGCTGCGGAGGCGGGAAAATCTCGACCTGTTCACGAAGCCACATGCCGTTCACATACTGCTGCGTGTCGCGGAGGATGAAGTTCTCCCAGTCGAGGAAATTGGTAGCCGGGATGACGGTTTTGTTCGGATTGCGCCCCGGAGGAGGGTTTTGGACGCCAACTCCAACGATAATCTCCGCCGTGTATTGCTGCTCTGGAAAGACAACCGTGGGATGCAAACAGCGGATGAAGTCCATGCTGACACCGATGTAGGAGCCGTTGACATCAGTAGGCACCGGCTGCTCATGGGTCAAATCAGCCTCACTCCACGGCGTAGGCGAAAGGAACTGCCGGACAATGATGGGCGAGTTGTAGTTTACCTCCGGGACGAACTTATAGCGGGGCAGGATTCGAGGTGTGGTGACAATCGAGGAACCATTATTGATTGCCAGCGGGAAGGCGTTCGTCTTGATGGCGTAGAGGTCGTAGAGAACCGCAGGCCAAGTGTAGTTCTGCGTGTCGGAAAACACCTTGAATGGCTTGTTTTTGGTTCCGAGGCCGTCTTTGGAGTTCTCAGTCTTAGGCTTGCCGAACAGGAAGGCCATACCGCCAGCACCGGCTTTGGAGCACGAAACGTAGATGTAGTCGCCCCATTTTTCGTTAGCCCTCTCGGCATTAACAGCCCAAAGGAACTCCCGGTAGCGTGTCTCCCCAGCCTTTAACAGGGGCTTCTCGGGCGAAAGAAACAGTTCCGGGTTGATCTTCTGGTCAGGCACCGTGACCGAGAACATGAACTCGTCCGGGTTTGGTGTCGGAAGAAGCTGAAAATTGGAGGCCATTAGATCGTGTTGGGCGGATTAGGTGCCACAGCGTCCCCAGTCTGCCACTCGGCATAGAGGTAACGAGGTTCCACGCTGGCTCCCATGTCGAACTTCCAATGGGTGCGGGCAAGGAAGGTCTGACGGAGGGGGTAATGATTGATTTCGTCCGACACGTTGGCGGTAAAGGCGTCTGCTGTGAGACGCCATATCGTCGCCTCTGCCTGAACTCCGGGGGTGTTGACCACGCTATCGTAGTTCTTAAGCCCGGTTGGCAGGGCGGCGACGGGGGATGTGACTTCCTGACCTCCATACCAATTTCCAGATGCGTCCGCCTCCGCAAGATCGGTCTGGATTGGCGTGCTGGCTGTGAAGATGTCCCGGTATTCGCTAGACCAGACCTTCAACTCGTCGCTCTGGACGGTCACGTTACCGTCCGTGAGGGCGGTTCCGAGGGTGAAGACGCCAGCACCAACGTATTCTTCCAGTTTGCAGGTAGCCCCTGAGCAGTCTCGGGCGAAGTAGGTCCGGTTGGCGACGATATTGGAGCCTGTTTTCTGCGTAAACGTGATTTGGAGGCCGTCTGACAGCGTTGCGCCCGAAATGGTGATTACGTTCGTCGTGTCATCCCCGGTGACGCCAGAGAAGGTCTGGATGGCCCCTGTGAGGGACACAGCTTCAACGGCGTCGTATTTGAAGAATCTGCCATTCTTCCTGCAAAGGTAAATTGTGCTGCTAGCCATAATTTCGGAGAATATCACTTGCGCGGGTGAGGGCAAGTTGTTAATGTTGGGGCAGCTTGAAAGAGCTTGCTTTGGGTGGCACCGGAGCAATCCGGCAATCCCGAAGTAGAAAGCCCCGCCTCCATGCCACCCGGATGCGGGGCTTTTTCATGCCGTGATCCTTAGCCTACTCAGCAAAAGAGGCTACCCGCAAAGGCTGCTCCCGTTGTGAAACAGTAAGTGGCCCCGCCGTAAGGCAGGAATGCTCGACATGCAGACAGTGAGATTTCAGTGCTTCCCGTAGCAGCCTAACACGGGAGACTCGTTGTGGGGCGCAAGTCCGTTTGCGAGGATAAACAAGTTACGGAGGTCGCCTCTCTTGCTCACCGTATTTGGTTACGGGGAGAGGAGGGGTCTTGCCAGAGAAGGGGTGGGAGTATTTACGCTTATGGAAACAACCAGTTCATTTCTTGTCGGAGACATCATCTTGTTTAGAACGCTTGGCGGTAAGACCAGACCATTTCTAAACGGAATTTTGCCCTCTATTAGTGAAGTCCTTTTTTTGAGGGGAATGCTTGATGATTATTTGGTCGATTTTGACTCCGATGAATCCATTGACGAGATGAACGATAAGCTCCTGATGCTTAGAGACAGCACCAAAACATCCATCAAACCAGACCGCAAAACCTCCGCAACCAACATATATGTAATGAGGAACGGCTCTGGTTATTATAAAATAGGGCACACTAGAACTAGTCCAAAATTCAGAGAGAATACATTACAGGCCCAAGAACCAGAGATTGAGCTGATGTTTTATTTCGAGGGAACTATCGAAGATGAGAAATACCTCCATATAATGTTCTCGA